GGGCAGGAGAGGAATCCCTCATGGCTGGGATCGACATCAATCGCACGACCACGGGGGTAAACCTGCCCCCAGCCGTCTCGTCCGAGATCTGGGCGAACGCCCAGGAGGCGAGTGCAGCGATGCAGCTCGCCCGACAGATCTCGCTCCCCGGTAGCGGCGTCTCCGTCCCCATCATCACCGGGGACGCTGTCGCGGACTGGGTCGACGAGACGGAAGAGAAGCCCGTCAGCCGAGCGACGTTCGGGAACAAGATCATCACCCCGTACAAGCTCGCGGTGATCGAACCCTTCTCGAACGAGTTCCGTCGCGACCTGCCGGCGCTCTACGCCGAGCTCGTGCGCCGACTGCCCGGCAGCCTCGCGCTCAAGTTCGACCAGACGATCTTCGACCCCGCAGTCCCTGCACCCGGGTCGAACTTCGACAAGCTCGGCGGTACGCCGAACATCATCGACATCGAGACGGACCCGTGGGCTGGGCTCGTCGCCGCAGACCAGGCGGTGGCACTCAGTGGCGGGCAGCTCTCGGGTTGGGCGCTGTCCCCGCAGGCTCGCGGCGTCCTGCTCGGCGCGACCGACACGAACGGGCGACCCCTGTTCATCACCGACTTGCAGGGCGACAACAACGTGCCCAAGCTGCTCGGCGCACCCGTCTACACCTCGAAGGGCGTCTACGTCGCAGCCCCGCCGCCCCCGACTCTGGGCTTCGCGGGCGACTGGTCCTACGCGCTGTACGGGACCGTCGAGGGCGTGCAGGTCAGCGTCTCCGACCAGGCGACGCTGCACGACGGGGCGAACACCCTCAACCTGTGGCAGCGGAACATGTTCGCGATCCGGGCAGAGATCGAGGTCGGGTTCCGCGTCCGGGATATCGCTGCGTTCGCCCGGCTGACCGGGAAGACCGGCACCACGGCTCGCGCGAGTGAGGGCGACGACTCCGCGCCCGCAGCCCGCAAGACCAGCACCACGAAGTGACGTGAGGGGGCGGCCATGACTTACGCAACTGTCGATGACGTCGCGGTTCGTCTAGGCCGCCCCATCACGGACTCGAACGAGGTCGCGCAGGTCAATGCGTGGCTCGAGGACACTGAGGCTCTGATCCGTGCCCGGATCCCTGACCTCGACGAGCAGGTCACGTCCGGGGCACTCGACGAGGAACTAGTGGTCCTCGTCGAGTGCAACGCCGTGATCCGCAAGATCAAGAACCCCGACGGCAAGCAAAACGAGAAGATCGACGACTATTCCTATGGGCTGACGGCCGAAGCCGCGCGCGGCGACTTGTTCCTGACCGACGAGGAATGGGACCTGCTGACCCCGGGATCCGGTAACGGAGCCTGGACGATCCGCCCCGCGAGCTACGCCAGTCAGGCCGGCTGGTGGCTGCACCCGGATGTCTGGGTGCCGCTGCCATGACCGCGCAGTCGACGGTCCTCGCTGGCCGCGCCGCTGCTGAGTCGCTGATGGTCGACGGCTGCACGATCGACCGGATCGGCCCGGTCATCACTGACCGCGTCACGGGTGCCGTCACGGCATCCCGGAACCGCCTGTATGACGGCAAGTGCAAGATCCAAACGTCGTCGAGCAGCAGCAATCAGGAGAGCCGACCCGAGTCCGGCGGGCATGACTTCACCGTGCAGCGGTACCGGGTCGACGTGCCCGTCGAGGGCTACGACCCGCAGGTGGGCGACGTCGTCACGATCATGTCCGCTGCGCTCGACATGTTCCTCGTCGGGCGAGAGTTCCGCGTCGTGTCGCTGCTGCACAAGTCCTACGCGACCGCTTACCGGCTGTCGATCACGGATGAGGTGATCTAGTGGCTGGCAATACCGGACACTCGGATCTCGGGGATCTGCGGAGCTTCGCGACGGACCTCCGCGCCGGGGGGGCTCTGGCAGGGGTGAGAGCCCGCCCGGTCATCTTCCGCGCAGCGATGGACATCAAACGCGAGCTCGTCGAGGACATGCGCGGTTCGGGGCACTTCCACGGCATCGCCCGGGACATCGACTTCGACATCCTCGACGCCGGGCTGACCGCAGAGATCGGACCCCGGTCGGGGCGAGGGCAGCCCGGCGCGCTCGCGAATATCGCCTACTTCGGGACGGCCCGCGGTGGCGGCACGGTCCGCGACCCGATGATGGTGCTCGACCAGGAATACCCCGCCATCGAAGAGAAGCTCGCGGACATCATGGGGCGGTTGCTGTGATCGGCGAGATCGATGCGGTCCGGGCGCTGCTGCTCGGGCTGGGGCACGAGGTGTACTTCGTCGACGTTCCCGACAAGCCGACCTACCCCTATTTTCTGGTCTGGTCATCGACCGGCCGCATGCTCGGACCGGCGCTGTGCGGGACGCAGACCGACCTCGACGACTTCGTCGGGATCACCGCCGTCGGGGAGACACCCGAAGCCGCGATGGTCGTCCTCGAGCGGGCGCGCGCCGTCCTCGAGGACGCAGCCCCGCCCGTCGCGGGGCGGTCAATGCACCTGCGGCTGTTCGACTCCCGCCCGATCGCTGTCGACCGGGACGTGACGATCCCACCGGCCAACCGGCACCCCTCGACGGGGGTCGACCTGTACCGCCTCACATCGGTCCCGGCATGAGGCACCACCACGACGAAGGGAGGGCGAGCCCCATGGGCTTCGTCAACGCGTACCGCAAGGACACGGGCGAGAAGGTCCGGATCCCAGCGCACTGGATTGGGCACAAGACCCTCGGTCGCGCTTTCAACAAGACCCCACGCCAGAGGGCGTCGGACACCGAACAGGCCGACGAGAAGCCGGCAAAGTCCAGCACCCCGAAGGAGTGACCCGCTATGCCTCGCTCTCTGGCCGACGGCCACACGAAGTTCACGATCCTGACCACGAAGCCCGTCGATCCCGAAGCCCCCAGCGCTACCGAGCTGAATGCCGGGATCGACGCGTCGTGCGCTGTCCTCGCTTCCGACTTCACGTGGGGCGCGACCGACTCCGACAAGATCGCGGAGAAGGCGCTCTGCGTGACGAATAACGCGAACGCGCTCGGCGCGTCCAACTACCAGGTTGGCTACACCCCGTTCCGGTACTTCGACGAGGCGACCGGCGAGGGCGAAGCGACCGAGGGCGATGACGTGTTCGACGCCTCGAAGGTCAAGGGCACCACCTTGTGGGGCTACGCCCGCAAGACCTCGAAGAAGTCGACCGACCCGTGGGCCGCCGGGGATGAGATCTACCTCGGGGGCGAGTTCGCCACCGACGAGCCGCAGCCCCCGTCGGACCTCGGCGGGTACATCAAGTGGCGCGTCCCGGGTGAGATGCAGTTCGCCTGGCCGTGGATCACGGTCGGCCCCGTCATCCCGTAACCCCACCGAGCCCCCGCCGGATCCTCGAACGTCGCCCACACCGTCGATGAGGGTCCGGCGGGTTTTCCCTTGCACCCACGAGCAGACCCGCAGAGGCGGCTATGTCCAAGAACATCGAAGGCATCCCAGAGTTTCTGACCGAAGCGCAGTACCTCGGTCTGTTCCGCGCCGCCGGGATCACCGGCCCGGACCAGGTCATCGAACTGCGCATGGCATGGAACGGCATTCACGTCCTGATGTTCGCGCTCGACGAGCGCGGCCACCGGGTCGTCGACTACGAACCCGAGCGGGAGCCCGGCGCGCACTTCCAGAAGCACCGGATATTCATCCCGGTGCGCCGCGAGCCCGGGGACGTGCGCGTCTCGAAGGTCAGCGACGTGCGCCCCGGAGGCGTGCGATGACCGCGGGGAAGGTCGTCGAGACGGGCGCGAGCCTGGACGACTGGATCGACGGCGCGACCTTCCTTCAGGTCAAGGTCGATATCCACCGCAACCCCGCGCTCTACTCCGAGCTCAAGCCGTTGTATGAACTGATCGAAGTCGCGGAGAGTCGACTCGAGGAAGCGCGCCGCGAGGCAGAGCACGCCGCAGCCACGACGGACGCAGCACTAGGGCAGGACGCGCCTGTAGCCACCGTGAGCGCCGACAGCGCCCTAGGTGAGACAGCCAGAACCCCGGAGGCCGTCGAGGCCGCACGGGCTGATCTCGAAGCGCTGCTCGAGCAGGCGGACGAGATCTACGCACGGTATGACGCCGATAAGGAGACGTGGACGATCCGGGCTCTCGACCGGGAGACGGAGATCTCCCCGATCGTCTCGCGGTACCGGCTGCCCGAACTGCCGCTGCGCCGCGAGAAGGAACCGCAGGCCCGGTTCACGGCGCGCACTGAGGCGTACGTCAAGGAAGTGCAGCGCATCAAGGGCGAGATCGACGAACAGGGTTTGGTCCTCGCGATCGTCGACGTCGTCGTGGGCGGCGAGCACAAGCCACCGCCGGGAATCGAGGGGCTGCGCCGGCTGCGGGCACGCCCGCACGGGCAGCAGCACTTCGACCAGCTCGTGAACGCGATGAACGAAGTGACGCTCGAAGAGGTGGCGATCATCGCCCCTCATCGCTCAGGGGCTTGAGCGGCAGCCCAGCCTCGTCCTTGCCCTCCGTGCCGCTCGAGCGTGGAGCGTCCCCCCCGTCGACTACCTCCGTCCCGGCAGTACCGGCAGCCGCACGTGGTCTGACCGGAACCGCGGGCTGGCAGAAGGTCTGCTGCTGCTCGAAACGTCGACGGGTTCCCACGGGCAGCCGATGCGGCTCGCGTCGGACCCGGAGATGGACGGGTGGTTCGAGATCCGCGAGGCGTACGACTTCGCGCAGGCGGCTGTCGACCGGTGGAGCAACGAACAGAAGGAACGCGAACCCGGTGTGTACCCCGTGGTCGTGAACGTCAAACCCCCCACGGAGGTGGATGGTGGCAGACCGCACGATCCGGGTCCGGATTCAGGCTGACGTCGATCAGCTTCAGCGCGGGTTCGCGCGAGCTGCTGACGCGACCCGAAACGCTGAGGCGTCCACCGCGCACTGGGTGCAGAGCAACCGGGCTGGCATCAATGAGATGTCGGGGAAGATCGGGCTTCTCGGCGGAGCCCTGACCGGGCTCGCGGTCCTGGCAGTGAAGAAGTTCATGGAGTTCGACAAGGCGATGAGCGCGGTCGCTGCGACGGGCGACGAGGCGCGGGCGTCGATGGGCGAGCTCAAGCAAGCGGCCCTGGACGCGGGAGCGGCGTCGGTCTACTCCGCGACCGAGGCTGCGAACGCGATTGAGAATCTCGCGAAGGCTGGCGTCTCGACGAGCGACATTCTCGGCGGGGCCCTGACTGCGTCGCTCGATCTGGCAGCAGCCGGAGAGATGGAAGTCGCGGACGCTGCCGAGCTCGCCGCGACCGTGATGAATCAGTTCGGGATCGAGGGTGCTGAGGCATCCCGGATCGCTGACGTCCTGTCCGCGACTGCGGGCAAGGCAGCCGGCGACGTGACTGACGTCGGCGTCGCGATGAAGTACGTGGGCCCCGTCGCGGCTCAGCTCGGCGTCTCGCTCGAGGAAACTTCGGGGACCCTCGCGCTGCTCGCGCAAAACGGGTTGCTTGCGGACTCCGCAGGTACCGGGCTGCGCGGCGTGATGATGTCCCTGACTGCGCCGTCGAACGAGGCGCAGAAGGCGATGGACAAGTACAACATCACCGCTTTTGACGCGCAGGGAAACTTCGTCGGGCTCGCTGAGCTCGCGGGGCAGCTTCAGAGCCAGCTCGGCGGACTGACCGAAGCGGAACGGTCGGCGGCCCTGGGGCA